ATGGGCTATTCAACATCGCTATTATAATAATAATGGACTTTTAGTATTGGAACGAAATGACTAAATTACTTGTGACGGGCGGATGCGGTTTTATCGGTCACCACGTTATTGATTATGTGCTTAAACATACGGATTGGGATATTGTATCACTTGACAGACTTGATTTCTCTGGTAATCTTAATAGATTACATGAAGTTGTTATGGGCTACCAGGAAGAAACGAGAAAACGCGTAAAGGTTGTTTTTCATGACCTCAAAGCTGAACTCAACCCTCAACTTGTAAAGGCTCTTGGCGACATTGATTACATCGCTCACATCGCCGCTGGCTCTCATGTGGATCGTTCTATTGAGTATCCCATGGAGTTTGTTATGGATAATGTTGTTGGCACTTGCAACATTCTGGAATATGCTAGGCTTCATTGTCCGAATCTTAAACGTTTTATTTACTTTTCTACGGATGAAATTTTCGGACCCGCGCCAGAAGGTGTAAAATACGGAGAATATGACAGATATAATTCAACTAATCCTTATTCTGCATCTAAAGCTGGTGGAGAAGAATTAGCGGTTGCGTATCAAAATACATATAGATTACCCAGTGTCATTACTCATACTATGAATGTGTTTGGTGAGCGCCAGCATCCCGAAAAATATATTCCTAAAATCATTAGGTCTGTTAGAGATGGAGAAGAACTCACTATTCATGCTAATAGATCTCTAACAAAGGCAGGTTCAAGACATTATATTCATGCAGAAGATGTTGCAAGTGCTGTATTGTTTCTATTACATAGCGAAACCATAGATAATTATCTTAAATGGTCGAGTAATGCTAGTGATAATTTATGTCCAAAATTCAATATTGTCGGTCCGGAAGAATATGATAATTTAGAATTAGCTCATCTGATTGCAGATTCCATGAATAAAGGGCTTATGTATAACCTAGTAGATTTTCATTCTGCACGGCCCGGACATGATCTTAGATATGCGCTTGATGGAACTAAAATGAAAGTTCTTGGATGGGAACCAAAACCTATCAAAGACAGATTACTTCAGACTGTTGAATGGACTTTGGAAAATGATAGATGGCTGTAAAAGATCTTAAATTATTCTATCATTTTTTCATAGCTCCAGACGTTAGAGGTATGTTTTGGCATACCTGGTTGGAAGAACAAGGACCGTTACTAAAAGCAACCGGTTTACCCATTGAATTAAATCTTTGCATGCCCATACATTGGACTTCTTTTGGCGATATTCCATTTGTTAAACAATGCGATAAAGATACAAAACTTACATTCTATGAGAAATTTGAAGAATATAAAGATAGATTCTATCCATCTTTGATAACAGAGACCGTTAGAGATACTGGCGATTTAAACATCTATGAAGGTCAATCTCTAGAGCGACTTTGGGAATATTCAAAACAAACCCCCGACACATATGTGGGTTATGTTCATACCAAAGGAGTTATGAGTATTTCCATTCAGACTTATAAATGGCGCCAGCTTCTTAATAGACTGTTCATCACCGAATGGAAAGACAGATATATAGAAGTACTCAATGGAGCTGATGTAGTTGGAGCGCTTGATAAACAATGTGATGGAACTATTCTGTCAGGTAATTTCTTCTATGCTAAGACAGATTATATTGCCACTTTAGAAAGACCGATATATACAGATAGATACCAATATGAGAAATGGATTCTATCTGGAAACCCTAATCTTCATATCTGTCACAATTCCAATATAGACCATTTTTCGGATTATTAATGTCAGTTTTTAAACAAAATACAAAATCTCATTTAGAAAAGAATATGTTTTTCGATGGTGAAGTCGACATTTCTCGCTTCGACAAAGTTAAATATCAACAATTTGAGAAATTAACTCGTCAGCAGATTGGATACTTTTGGACTCCAGAAGAGGTAGACCTTACTAAGGATAATAAGGACTTCAAGGGCTTTTCTCCTGTAGAGATTCATATTGCCGTCTCTAATTTGCAGCGGCAGATTCTGCTAGATTCGGTTCAAGGCAGAGCGCCTTCACTAGCGTTTCTACCAATTACATCATTGCCTGAATTAGAGACCTGGATTACTACATGGACCTTTTTTGAGTCTATTCATTCTCGTTCATATACTCATATCATTCGTAATGCATTTCCCGACCCAAGTCTTGTTTTTGATAACATGCTTGATATTAAAGAAATAACAGATTGTGCCGTTGATGTAAGTAAATATTATGATGAATTAATAAATTGGAATGCTGCCCGATATGTATATGAGAATAGAAGTTGGTTTGTAAAACTTTTAGATTGGACCTTTTCTAAATCTGAATATAACTTATATGAACACAAAAAGGCACTCTGGCTTTGTCTCAATGCAGTTAATGTTCTAGAAGGAATTCGTTTTTATGCAAGTTTTGCCTGCTCGTGGAACTTCAGCGAACAAAAGAAGATGGAGGGCAATGCGAAGATTATTAAGCTTATTGCCCGTGATGAAAACTTACACTTGGCGGCAACCCAGCACATCCTCAAACTTCTGCCGAAGGAGGATGTTGATTTTGCAAAAATATCTCAGGAATCCGAAGAGGAGGTATTCAACATGTTTGATGCTGTGGTCAAACAAGAACATGATTGGGCGAAATATCTCTTCAAAGACGGTTCGATGATCGGTCTTAATGAGCGACTCCTTTGTGATTTTGTTGATGAACGTGCAGATAAATGTCTAAAGAATCTTGGATATCAGCCTCGGTATGGAAACAAACAGAAGGTTCTTCCATGGACGGCAAAATGGATTGCTGGCGGGGATGTCCAAGTAGCTCCACAGGAAACACAAAGTACGTCGTATACAGTCGGTAGAGTAAAACAAGATCTCACAGAAGATAAGTTTAAAGGGTTCAAACTCTGACTCACGCTCATACTTTGTTTGGGCTACCTCTTACTGCTACTATATCTGAGATTAAATCTAAATACAAAGAACTTGCAAAATTATACCATCCAGATCTTAACAAAGCTGCGGATGCTGAAGATAGATTTAAACAACTGGGAGCCGCATATCAGCTTCTATTAAATGCTACTCCAGTTGTTTATAAGCCAGAACTTAAAAAGACTTCAAGAGTTGTTATAACTCAAACTATTTTTAGAATTCTTGAGAAGCCACATAAAGGCTTTTATACTATATTTTATCCGTCGGATAAACTAGAATCTGGTACAAGATTAAACTTTATTGATATGTTTCATGAAGATTATTCATTTACAGAATTTTCTATTGATATAGATTATGATATCAAATTACCTGCTACATTAAAGATAACTAATAAAAGAGGTGAATATATGATTAGGGTTATGAAAGAATGACAGTACAATGTGGAGATGTCATCAGTTTAGATATTGATGATTGGCAAGTTAATGGTAGAAAGTTTAATGTTCTTTCTGCCAAATATAGAGAAAACTCAAGCGCGGCTGAATTGGTGCTTGAGGATCAAATAGACCATAATACATATGCTGTTGTTGTAGATAGAAAGGCTATTATTCCAGACAATGAAATGGATTGAATGTAATGATTGTGCAGAGGAATTTAGAGTTATATGTGACTCTGGAACTCTAGTAAATTTTTGTCCCTTTTGTGGTAGCGAGATTCTTCATTCTGAGGATGATCACGAAGAAAATGAAGATTTAGAATGGTAGAAGAGTTTCCGGAAATTCATTTCATTTGTAATATGATTAATGGTCCTACAGACCCAGAGATTCTTATGAAAGATCTTATGCATTTTGCTTGGACTAAATCACAAGTTATTGAAGGTCTTCAGAGAGCATTGGAAAGAGGTTATATCTGGCTCAATAGTGGCGGATATGTAGAACTTAATAGACCTGTAGATATGCCTTTCACCTAATGGTGCTTATAAGCGACATAGTACGGGTTTAAGCATCATATAAGAGCCATAAATAATCTCCTAAGGGAGAACTATTTTGTGGCTTTATGAAGACAAAGAATTTATATTAGAAGAGGATTCGCCTTGGTATGGATTCATTTACCAAATAGAGAATCTTACTAACGGAAAAAAATATATAGGTCGTAAGTACTTCTCTTCTGCAAAGACTAAAGTAGTTAAAGGTAAAAAGAAACGATCTAGAGTAGAATCAGACTGGAAAGAATATTATGGATCAAGCCCTACTTTAAAAGCAGATATAGATCTTCTTG